TAACCATATCTCCCTTTACTCATAATAGTTTCAGAACAAAAATTAAAAACTAAAAACTTAATCAAAATGCCTTGTAATTTAACATTAGGACGTAACGAAGTTTGTAAGGAATCAGTAGGTGGATTGGCTGGAGTTTACTTTGTAAACTGGACCGGTTCACTTGCTACGGCAACAAACGGTGTGAGTGATGATTTAATAGAATCATTACCTTCAGGCCTTACTGCTTACTACTACGAACTTAAAGGAACGAGTGCATATACTGAAACTGTAAACTCATCAAGAGAAAATGGTACTACCTTCTTTAATCAGGAGTTAGTATTAAACTTGAAGAAGTTGACAAATGAGATGACAACTCAATTAAAATTAATGGCTTATGGAAGACCTCAAATCTTTGTACACACTATGAATGGAGATACTCTATTAGTAGGACAAAGAGAGGGAGCAGATGTAACTGCAGGAACTCTACAAACAGGAGCAGCATTAGGTGACCTTTATGGTTATTCTATTACTTTCACTGGTATGGAACAATTCCCTGCATCATTTATCTCAGGTTCAACATTCGGTAACCCATTCGCATCAGTTACTAATCCGCCTACAATCGTAAACGGAGCAGCTAACTAATCAGTATATCGCTTAAAATATTAAAGAGAGAACTAGGTTCTCTCTTTTTTTATGCTACTTCACTATATTATTACGAATGATTGTTAAATGAATAGATAAAAACAATATAAAGACAACCTAATGCTAGCTTATTACATTTCAGGAAGCAATTATTACACTTTTAGAACAGAACCAACAGCATCATCAAACCTTGTATTACAATTGCAAGATATGTTGACACTGCAAAATACAACTGCATCGGTTAGTGCTTCGGGTAGACCTTACACATACGATGCTTATGAAAGTAAATTAAATTGGACTGCATCTTTAGTATCAGCATCTATTGGTGACCAATATAGAGCATCTATAACTGATGGAACATCATCTATTTGGCATGGTTCTATTTCAGTATTTGCATCTCAATCAATAAATAAACCTGAATATGTATCACAATTAGGTGTTGAAGAAAGATACAAAAGCAATTTGACGGACAACGAATACATAATAATGGAATAATATGAAACAAAATACGAATTTTTCGGTCGTAAACTTAACATCGCAAGATATACCTATCGTAATTGAAGATATAAAAACACGTTACCAATGGGTACCTGTTGGTATTATAGGGCCTGATGACTACTTCCAAAACATAACGGACAGTTATACAACATCAACAACCAATGCAGCTTGTGTTGAGGGAATATCAGATTTAATATTTGGTAAAGGATTGTACTCTAAGAGTGAAGCATTCCAATCAGTATTAGATAAATTGATTCCTCAAGAAGAAATTAAAAGAGCTATCTTTGATTTGAAGCTATATGGTAATGGTTGTTTCCAAGTATATTGGGATGATGCTCATAGTAAGATTGTTAAATTATATCATATTCCAGTTCAAACAATTCGTGCTGAGAAGATATATGATAATCCTAAAATAGAAAACTATTTCTATTGTATAGATTGGAATGACCATAAGGCACAAAGAAACAAAAAGAAGATTCCTGCATTTGGTACATCAACTGAAAAGATGGAGTTACTTTATATTAAGAATTATTCACCAGGTAAATACTACTACTCACTTCCTGATTGGATGAGTGCATTACAATTTGCTTATGTAGAAGCTGAATTATCAAACTTACATCTTAATAACATTGAGAATGGATTTATGCCATTAGTAATGATTAATATGAACAATGGTATTCCAGCACCTGAAGAAAGACAAACAATAGAATCAATGATTGAATCTAAGTTTACAGGCACTAGAAACGCTGGTAGATTTATGATTTCATTTAACGATGATGCTGAAAGAAGACCTACATTAGATACAATCAATATAGATAACTTGCATGACAAATACAAATATGTTGCTGAATATGCGCAAGATAGAATATTAGTTGGACATAGAATTACATCTCCATTACTATTTGGTATTCGTACACAAGCAAATGGTTTCAGTTCTCAATCAGAGGAAATGAAAACAGCTTACTCTATTTTACAAACGATGACAATTAATCCGTTTCAAAATCTAATTATAAACTTCTTAACAACTGCACTTAGTGAAGGTGGGTACGAAGATTCCCAATTATACTTTGAGCAATTAACTCCATTAGCAATCTTATCTGAAACTGCAGAAGAAACAGGACAAACAACTGAGCAAGTGCAAGATGATATTAATGAAGAAGGTGAGAATCCAGCAGCAATAGATGATAAGGGTGCAGTTGATGATACAATAAATGATGAAAGAATTATGATGGGAACACCACAATTTGTTAAAACATACTCAAACTAAAAACTAAATACAATGGCATACGCTTTATATGTAAGTAGAAACGATATTATTAAGAACTCACCATTACAGGGTTCAATTGATGCTGATAGATTATTACCTTTTGTAAGAACAGCACAAGACAAATACATGCTTAACTTGTTAGGTACTGTGTTGTTTTATTTCTTACAAGGACATATTGAAAACAATACTGTTAGTACATTATCGGTGTATTATCAGGATTTAATCAATGACCACATCAAACCTACCCTAATATGGTACTCTTGCGTTGAATACATCCCCTTTAGTGGTATCCAATTCAAATCTGAAGGTGCTGTTAAGCATCAATCAGAAGTATCCGTTTCACCGGGTAAGAATGAGATTGATTACCTATTACAAAAAGCATTGAATTCAGCAGATTTCTACGCAACTCGTTTACAAAATTACTTAGTAGCTTACTCTAACCAAATACCACAATATCTTGAGAGTGTTGGAAACCTTACACAGGTTTATCCTGATTTCACTAATCAATACTTTGGTGGTATTCAATTATAAATCTTATGGGAAATGTAGTTCAAAATACTGGTGTAAACTATTCGTTATATTATAACGTATTAGATTACTTTAAAATCATAATGGAGAACCATCCATCTATCGATGCTGTAACACAAGGTGATATGTTTGATATAGATAATGATGAATTTCCATCGTATCCAATTGGTAACATTTTAATTAATGGTGCAAGATTTGAAGATTCTCAAACAATTTATACTTGCCAACTTACTGTTGCTGATAAAATTAAATTAAAGAATAACGAATCAACAGGACCTTTTAATAAACAAGTTGTTCCATTCTATGGTAAACACGACGCAGTTGATATTCATGCAAATACATTAGCTATCCTTAACGATTTACTTTCTTACACACAATACGCTGTGAATAACTTTGATATAGATGGTGGGATTGATTGTCAAGCATTCCTTGATACATTTGATAATGGATTGGCTGGATGGGTAGCTACATTTGATTTAACTACGCATAATGCTAGACCAAGATGTATGTATGATTTATATCCATTCTAATGAAAGAATTCAGACAAGTTGCCGATTCGTTTAGAACACTAGCTAAAACTTATATGGTTAATAGGTCTAAACCTGCATATAAGACCGGTAAATTATTTAATACAGTTGGTTCTTTTAACACACCCGATAAGATGCTTAGTTCAAAGAAAACTAAGACAGGTACAAAGATTAAGATAGAAACCCCAAAAGTATATATTACTTTGAATTATGCTCCTCCTGGTGCAGAATATGGTAAGTTCGTAGAAGAAGGTACAGTTAAAATGAAGAAAAGACCATTTGCTGAAGAAGCTGCTAATGACCCATTATTAAAGAGACAAATAGATAACGCAGTTAATGGTATAGTACAAAGTACTATTATGAATGCAGTTGATATAGGATTGAAAAGAGCATTTAGCAGGTTACCATCGTAACCATCCAATACAAAATCGTTTTTGTTGGTTAAAAGATAAAAGATTACTATGGCTTTGAATATAACTCAATATCCAGCAACCGCATCTTTAGCACAATCGCCTATGGCGTTTACTGTGTTTGAGAATACCGCTGTTGTATTAAGTTCATCATTTCAGTATTTCGCTGATTTGTATTATTGGACTGGTTCAGCTAATGCAAAACCTGCAGTACCTGAATATGTACTTACGAAGTATCCAAACGATTCCTTTCGTGGCATATTTGATGTAAGTAGAATAATGAATTCTACACTTACTGATTTAGCATTTGCAAATACATCAAATGTTAAATACTATGCAGTAGATTTCTATTGGCAATTTCAAAGTGGAAGTTCATTTATTACAGGTTCGCATGTATCAAGCTCAGCATATAAAGCATTAGATGGGTACGCTATATTTCAAGAACCAATCAATCAACAAATTGTATCTAAATCAGTTCATTGGCCTATAATGAGTGATGGACCTGCATCTCAATCTTTCTTAGATGATACTAGCGGATGGATGACAGTTTATACTGGTACTACTGGAGTATCTCAACCAACCAGAATGGTTTATTCAGGTTCGTTAGGTAATGCTTCAATTAACGTAAGTAGCTCAATATCATCTTCACAACAAACACAATATTTTCCTATTGGACCTTTGTGTAGTGATTTCCCATTAAACGTATTAACTGACACATTTAGTGTACAGGCATACAATGGTTCTACTCCATTAGGTTCTTCAATTAACTTTACAGATGTTTGTTTACAAAAGTATCCTAATGTAAGAATTAAATGGAAAAATAGATATGGACAATTTAATTATTTTAACTTTTATTTAGTTAATAGACAATCATTCCAATCTACTAAGAGAACATACCAACCACAATTAGGAACTTGGCAAGGTACTGGTTTATCTTATCAAAATTACGATAGCTCTAACTTAAATTATCTTTCAGATAGTAAGCAAACAATAAGTGTTAATTCTGATTATATAGATGATGATTATAACGATATATTAAAACAATTGTTAGTATCTGATGAAATCTATTGGGTATATGAGCAAAGTTCAACAACTGAAACTGTTAGACCGATTACAATTAGAACCGATTCACTTACATTCAAAACAGGTGTAAACGATAAGTTAGTTCAATACGCATTTGATTTTGATTTTGGACAATCTTATAAATTAATTATATAATGGGAGTAGTTACAACGCAAGGTTTCATTTTCAAACTAGTGGCAAATGGTGAAATCTTAGACCTTTTTGCTGATGAAGAAATAAAGTTATCGGATAACGTTACAGGTCTTTTTGACTTGGGTGTTATTCCAGCTGATTTTACTCGTCAACTTTCTTTGCCTGGCACAAAAAAGAATAACGCATTCTTTGAGCATGTGTATGATATTAGTATTTTTAATCCTGATACATTCGC